CATACTCTCCCAAGTAGAATATTCTGGGGATGCCTTCATATTTATAGACGCAAGAATTTCGCCTTCTCCTAAAAAACCAACACCATGAACGGATAAATCATAAGGATTTCTTACATGCCCATTCCTAAATTCTTTGCCTTGTACTTTTTTAATGAATCCATCATCAAATCTGACAGTTATATTTTTATAATTGATATATTCTATAACAGTCATTCGACTGCCGAATATATTTTTTGACGTATCACCTATTTTTATCATATTAAAATCTTCTCTTGCGAAAATCCGAAGAAATACTCGCTTCAAATTCTGCCCATTTCTGTTTTACTTTTCTAGTCAATGATCTTTCTAATTCATTTTTTTCGATATGGTCGATTAACTTGTCAAAAGTGAACTTCGCCCCGTCCCATTCTAATTCCTTCATGGCGGTTTTTCCAGAATCTTTTCCTCCATCTGTTTTAAGATCATAAAGATATTTTAAATTAGACGAAATATTATCAATACCATATTCAAATAACAGATCCATATATCCTTCTCTATATGCCTTCCCGACTTTGTTTTTGGTATTTTTTATTTTTGCACAAACACCAATAACAGTATCTTTCATTTTATACTTTTCGACCACGGCCAACCAGTAGATTTGACAAGCGTACAGGTCCAAACTTTTTCCCCCATTTCTTCTTAATTTAGGTTCGAACATCCCGGCTCCGATATTTTCCCTGACTTGGCTGACTATAACAAGAAGACAATTTTTATCTTTGATTTTATTTTTCATTACTCTAAAAAATTGATTCGTCCCTTTACCTTTCGACATCCCCATGCTGCCGGCAATTTTCTTGTCTTTTTCGACCGCAACTAATTTAGCTTCAAATTCTTCCAATTCTTGTTCAGAGGAGAGGCCGTCAAAACTATCCACAATATAGATCAATTTTTGATTTGACTTCATTTTAGATAATGTTCTGTCCATATGAAGACTAAATTCTTCTATTGTCTCACTTCTAACCATATCTTCAGTTATCATCTCGAATCCATATAATTTCATCGAATCAAATGAGTATCCCGCCTCTGTGTCATCATAATACCATATTAAATCTTTACCATATTTTTTACGAGCATGAGCAATAATTTCACTCGCGACCAAACTTTTGCCTACAGAATTATCACCGATTATATTTATAATTTTACCAAACGGAGCCCCACCTCCACCGATACAATCAAATAGATCCGACCCAAAACTCGTAAATTCCACTATCTTATTTTTACTTTCTTCTATATCTTCCGCCTCATAATTCTCTTCTACTTGCCCGGCTATATTTTTCGCCACTTCTTCTCCTGCTTTTAACAAATCCTCTTTCCTCGGTCTTCCCGCCATTTATATACCTCTTTTTATATATTTTCGGTAATTCTTTCGATTAATTTTCCGTTTTCGTCAAACTTTTCTACTACCCTATACTTATAGCTTTCATTAACTTTATTTACCCCAAAAGCAATATCATTCAAATAAGTTGGGCATGATAAACACGCTTTTGTCCCGGCCAGACTGCAACAACATACCATTTATATTCTCCACAACAAAAAAGATACCATGCCTTTTGACGGGCATGGTCAAATCAAATTACTTTAGAGGTTTTAATCTTGCTCCGATCTTACCCTGTAACAACAAGGCTAATTTGTCGGGATGAATGAACCATCTGCCCCCGACTTTAGCGCCTATAGGATACTTTTTTAACCATCTGATTATGCCGGCTTTTGTCATGTTAAAATTCTGGACCGCCAATATTTTTTCAGCTTCCGGCAATGTAATCAGATCTTCCAAATCGAACAATGCTTCTTCGATTCTCACAACATTCGCGCCCATACTTTATTTCCCCGCAAGTTTATCGTGTTCGTCCGCGCATTCATTCCATATCTTTTGATCGCACTGAGTACAAGTCTTCGAACTATCGCTGTCAACGCCAAACCTGAGATTGAATGGGCATTTGTTTTCAGGTTCTGCTGCGACCTGTCTTGTGCGAGTGCGTGCCGGTGTTTCATCTTTATACTGATCTTTTGTCTCTTCAGCTATTTCTGCGCCTAATCCCCTACTCCTAGTTCTTGCCGGCTCTTCTGCAGGAGCTTCGCCTCTGGACCTCGTTCTTTCCACTGGTTTAGCTTCTTCTGCAGGAAGTTCTTCATCATCGTCAATTCCAAGATAAGCATTTCTCACTTCTTCATAGCTTGGAATGTAGAGGAGATCTGCGAGATTATACGCTTCTTTATAAATATCTTCTCCGTATGGCTGTCTTTTTTCGAAGTAGAACTGACCATAGTCGAAGTGTTTGCCCTCGGGGCTGCTTTTTTCTGTCGCCAAAAATTCTACGGAAGTGCCGTTTTCGATGTCCCAGAAATCATAGTTGTTTTTAACTTTTATGATTTCAAGCATAGGCCCTTCGAAGAGATAATGGCTTTCTTCGAATATCTGAACCGGCTGATTCGGATTCTTGCTGTCGAGATCAATTACATTATACCAGCATCTTCTTTTAGGATACAACTTTTTGATTTCTTTGTCCGTTGCATCGGGACAGACTTCATCTTTTCCCTGGCCTCACATATAGGACAAGGTTTCCCATACATGGCTTCAAGGCATATGTATGTGCTTTTACTTGCGCCTACGAATCTGTGAACCCTAACATCGAGGATATAATCTGGATATCCAACTTTTACCTGTTGCGGATGTTTCCCTGTTACGAGATAAGGGATAAAGTCCAAGTGATTCATGCCCGCCTTTGGCCTATAAAACATTTCCTTCTTGTAACCGCCAATTTTTTCGAGATCAAGAACGCCTTTACCTTGCACGCCAAAGCTATTCTTGTTCTCGATATTTTCCTGAGTTCTTCTTCGAGCAGCTTCTAACCGCTCTTCCTTGCTTGGTCCTATCATATAATTCTCCTTTTATTTAATTTGCTTCTTCATTTCTTTTGCGTCTTGAAGCTCTTTCCTGAACTTCTACTTTCTTTTCCTGTACAAGCAATTCTTCTTCTTTGCTTATTTTTTTAAGTTCCTCTTTTACATTTCTCGGAACCTTTGGCATGGCCGAATAACCACTGAGGCAAAGCTGAACAAGTGCTTGCAATGAATGCTTTTTTGTTTCCATGGCTTTTACCGCAGATTGGCAGAGTTCGGATTGATAAATAGCATCATTATAATCAATTAATGCTTTTGTGTGTCTGTCGTCTGCCATTATAAGAGCTTTTACTCCGCCCTCCGTGATCTTTTTGGATTCGCCTTCCAAAGAAATTCTGATTTCCTGATCAAGTTTTGCGTCAATTACCTCGAGATCATTTTTCTTCTTTCTGACGACATCATTGGCTTCAGCCGCTGCCTCTGAATATTTCATATAAAGATGTGGCTGCCTCACCCATAATATATCCAAAATGTCTGAGTCTACATGTAAATCCTTTTGATATTCATTTTTTTCTAACATTTTTACTCCTTCTTTATTTTTTAAACTTCTGAAAAATCAACGTAAAATTCTTTTCCGGGAACAAATCTTTCAGAGAAATTATCATTGATCGTTCCGATTTCACAACTCCCAAATGGAGTCCATTTAAAAAATTCTTCGTTTTCTACGCTACCTGTCGTAACCGGCTGTAATTTTATCGAGTTCCCGTTCTCTGTTTTAGTAATAGAAATACATTTCATCTTTGCTCTCATATTCCACCTCTCGTTTATTTTTGATTCAAACACATATCTTCAGGACTCCAATTAGCAACAAAACATGGGTACCAATCATCTGTATTATCGGTACCAATAGACAGAATAATTTTACCTGTAATAACATCTATAAAATCCAGGATATCGCAACTCTCGTAATTAGAGTCCTCTCGTTCTATCACCAATACTTCTATCGGAGGAAAAGTGTTGCTTATTTTTGCATCAGATTTTATCAACTCTCTCATAGAAGAACGATATCCATCATCAGGATTCTCGATAACAGTATAAACTTCACCATCCAATATAAAAGAGAGAGTGTCTGCGTCAAAATCGTACCCGTTCGTTGCGACTTCAACTCCTCTTTCGACTCCGCTCAAATAATGTTTTCCTATTGTTATTCCTTCCATATTTTACTCCTTCTTTATTTTCCAATATATTTTAACACAGTTTTTGATATTTCATCGGAAATAGTTGCAGGGATCTTGTCTTTTAAATTTTTGGCCATATCTCTAACCACAGAAACGAGTTCTTTTTCGTAATGTTCAGTCATCACTTTTTTAGCATAAAATTCAGCCCTTTCCATTCTATCACCATAACTCGGATTAGGTTTACCATCTGCTCCCACAATCGTCGTCCAATATGTAACTGCAGAATCAGCGATAATATCTTTTATTGTGGTTGGTCCGCCCACGGCTTCACCGAATTTATTAACTCTCTGAAAAGGGTTCAAAAATATTTTTTGTGCTTCCGCTTCAAGAATATCTTCAATACGCGTTTCAATTATAGGGCTCATCTTCTCAATCAATGATCCAATTGCAGCAGTTATTTTTGCGTCCACAACTTTAGAAAAAGGAATTTCAGACCACGTTTCTTCTCCTGTTTGTTTATAATCTGCGGTCATACCAAGTGCTTTATCAACAATTCTCTCAATCAATTCGTCAGATGTAATACCTATTTGCTCTAAAATGTTATTCATACTCCGCCTCTCTATAATCTATATACTATTATTTTTAAAAATTAAAAACAAACCAAGCCCAAATCTTTAATTTTTCTCTGAAATATTTTAATAGTTTCCTTGAATGGCTTTACATTGGTTTCATAAAAAACACTGGCAGGACTCAAACAATATAAAATCCAGCATCCATACCTCTCATTGTATTCAATTGTGCCATTTTTGCTTTGAATTCCGGTCTCCTGGTCTGTAAATGCTTTTAAGCCAACATTTCCTATGCTCAGTATTAAAAACGGTCTTACATTGTCAATTTCTTCTTCCAAATATTTCATGCAAATATCAACTTCTTTTTTAGTTACACCTTTTGCCGGGACCTCGCATTTTATCGCAGAAGTAACATAGAAATCTCTGGAAATAAAATCATATTGCTTCAGTTCTCGCCACAATTGGTCATTATTATCGGATCCGGTCTCACCAACTACCATAATATTATAATTACCATTTTTAGGCTTAGTCTTCTTCCTGCATTTATTGCAGTTATCACATTCAGTGCACTCATCTATGCCTTCAACTAAATATCTTCTATTCTCAGCTAATCCCAAATATAAGGTCTCGAGATCTGCGTTCATAATATCTTGCTGGAACCAGGCGTCTGCAACAACTAAAGAACCTGCACGTTTAGGACAATTAGCTTTAATTATAATTATTTCGCTTTCACAGTGCTCAACTTCGCTAACTCGGCTTTGATAGAATCCTGAATCAAATCCAATTCTCGCATCTCCTGTTCCATCTTTAAAAGACGCTGAAGCAATATTATACTTTCCGGATTTTCCTGTTTTTGTGGATAAGTTGAGCTCGGTGATGAGTCCGAAGTAATATTTGTGCTCTGTTTCGATATCATGTATATTCACATCCTTTAAATTCGATATTTTTAAATTGGTCGATATCAATTTTATCAGTTTTTTGTATTTGAATAATTTGTTCCGCACCAAAGACACGCCTAAGTATTGGCTGACATTATCAGCTTCTTCGTCAGTCAAGGGTTTATCTTCGTACGCCCCGATCTTCTCCAGTATGTTGAGAAAGCGCGTACTTACTGGAGATTTTTCCTCTTTTTTTGCAAATCCTTTGGTTTCGGCATTAAGTTTTAGCTTTTCAAATTGTAAGCTGGTCTTGTCGCCAACGCCGATTATTTCCGAATATGGCATATAAAGAATATTATTTTTAATTGTCCATTGATCGGCCTTACTTATCCCTATTTTTGGCCCTCTAATATCTAAGCCAAGTCTAAACGCTTCTTCTATATATTCCTCTTTCATATCGTTATTATCGGTACCATAAGTAAGCAATGCGCAAATAAACTCTACGGGATAATAAACCTTCAAATACATATCCCATACCGTAATGTAAGAATAGGCGACAGCGTGGCTTAGGTTAAATCCATATTGCCCAAACCCAACTAAATCGTTCCATAGAGATAATGCCTGGTCTTCTCTTAAAGTTTTATTTTTAATACAACCTTGGACGAATTCTTCCTCATATTTTCTAAGTGCATCGGCCCCACGACTCTTAGCTACGAGCTTTCGAACCTTGTCTACTGTTTTCCATTCCATCCCGGCGAGTCTATACATTATAAGCATCAAAGTTTCTTGATATATAATTGTGCCATATGTGTCTTTCGTTATTTCATCGAGTATAGGATGTATTTGTGGAACAGTCTCTTCTCCGTTTTTTCTACGTGCGTATATTTCTGTGCTTCCGGCGTTCAAGGGCCCGGGTCTAAATAAGCTCGTAGCAGCTACAAGAGTATCAAACGTATCTATACCCAATTGTTTACAGAATTTTTTTATGTTTGTAGATCCTAATTGAAAGCAGCCCGTAGTATTAGCTTTACTGAATTCTTTATACGATCTTTCGTCGTTAAGAGGTATTTCTTCAAATATTATGTCTACACCATGGTTTTGTTTTATAAGTTCTTTCGCATAATTTAGCACCGAAAGCATTTTAAGCCCCAATACATCTATCTTACATAAGCCTTGGTGCTCAATATTGTTTTTATCCCAATTTATAGTATTCTCTTTATCTTTCCCAAGTATAAGAGAGCATCTGGTTCCATCAGTAAGATCATTATCTGCGACTACAAGAGCGGCAGCATGTACTCCTCTATTGCGTTCAGTGCCCTCAATAGCTATTGCAAGTTTAGATACTTCTGGATACTTTTCATAAAATTCTTTGCCATCATCGAAACTTGTTAGAGCCTCTTCTACGGTATGGTCGTTGCCTTCATCGTCTCCAATTTTCTTCTCTATAACGTTACAAGCCTTATTTATATCTTGGAGTGGCACTTCAAATACTCTGCCCGTGTCTCTTAAAGCTGCTCTGCCTCGAAGCACAGAGAACGTACTTACGCTCGCCACGTTATTCTTCCCATAGAGTTCTTCGAGTCTTTGTCTGACCCTGTATCTATCAATATGGCTTATATCTGTATCACAATCTGGCAAGTCAATCCTATCCGGAGAAAGGAATCTGAAAAACAATAATTTATGTTTAATTGGATCTACCGAAACTATACCCAAAAGAAAACATACAAGTGAACCCGACGATGAATTATGGACTATACAATTCGAAGTTGTGTACGAGGGTTTATTTTTCACAGATAAATCATAAACTTCTCCCTCATAATTTTCTGAAGAGATCTCTCTTATTGGCACTAAAACATAATCATCTTCAACAAGATGATATTTTACAACAATTTTATTTTTGATCTCTAAAAAATAATCCATTCTAAACCTTAATTTATAACTATCAGACGGTCGGCTTTTATCAGCATTGGCGCTCCTCTTAGATAAAACAGAAGGTATTCCAAATTTCAGTAATAACGATCTTATTTGACTTACTAAATCGAAGTTTATTGAATCGTAAGAAATTCTTCCGTCAGGAGATTTAATACACCCATCAGTTTCAATTAGTCCTTGTAAAAGAGAAAGTGATCCTATCTCGTCCAACTCTTTCCAAAAATATGGCAAGGTTTTATTTATTGCATAAGATGGAATTAATGAACTGAATAGGTTTGAAACAATTTTTAAATTAAACATAACTTGCGTAACTTTTTTACCTTTATATCCTTTTGTATGATAAAGATTACAATTAAAAGTTTTTTTTACATAATCAGAAACAAAATTTATTTTATCGACCTGTTCGGAATGGAATGCTATTCCAGTCTCGCTTTCTCTAATCCAGCCATTACCTATATACATCCCGAGAACTCTTAAAAAATCTTCATTTATTGCTAAAAACCTTGAAACTTTTATAGTTTCAAACGATGTAAAATTTTTTATAAAATCTTCAACATCAGAAAAACCTTCTTTTTTAACTACTAACAAAAACCGGTCAAGAGTTTTTTGTCGGACAGTTGTCTTTCTCCTTATTATATCTCTAATTGTGTTTCCACTAAATCCATATTGTCGAGTCAAATATTTTATTCTTACGCTAGTAGTATTTTTGTGGTTATAACCTCTTTTGACATATATAAAATTTTCATCGGCATATAAAAGTGTTTCGGCAGCATACTTCAATAAATCTATTTTAATGGGGGATTTTTTTTTAAATTTTTCTCGTGGCAAACAAACCATGTCGCCAGATGTTAAATCTTTGGCAGCAATCCATTCTTTTTTGGAAACATAATTTCTTTTCTTACATTTTTTGTTACAATTAGGATCGCAATAATTTCTAGTCCCGGTAAGACATTTTTTTCTGCGATTAACTAATATTTTGTGATCATTTGTGCAAATTAAATCTTCGATTTGAAAAAAAGTTTTTATTCTTGTCATAGATTCTTTTACGCTATATTTTAAAACTGATTCGACGACATCTTCTTCGGAGTTTAAATTTATTACATTATCGCCCGGAACAATTTCGGATATTTTTATAAATGTGCCGTCATCTTTTTGAATTAAAGTGCTCGGAATAAAACAACCTCTTCCAGGACCCACCATGATATTTTCCTTGCGACACCACCCCAAGAGGTCTTGTAATATTAAAAAATATCGTTCAAAATTCTTGCTTTTAATTAGTGCGAGTTCTTCTTTAAGTCTATCTTGGTACACTTTATCTGATGCAAAGTCCTTATCTGCGAGTTTGCTCCAACACTCTCTTTCGAGATATGTAAAGTCGTCTTCATTGCCGACTATTGCCACTTTCGGAAGAGATACTTCTTTAGCTTCTATTTTATGGAACTCTATTTTTTCAGCAACCTCCATAGTATTATCCATAGCGGTCATGTATGTTTCTCTGTCTAACTGATTCTGATTCATATATTCTTTTGACATATCTCTTTTAGACATCAGATAAAAACTATTTCCGTTGAATCTCCAGCGATCAGGGTCATTCCATCTCTTGTTAGACTGAATCGCCAAAACTACTTCCTGACAAATCGCATGTTCAGGTAAGCAATAGTGACTATCGCACGTTGAAACAGTTTTGTAGTTATATTTTTTTTGCAATTCCAAAACCAATTCATTAATCTCGAGCTGGTCTTTTAATAAATGCGGCATTAACTCACCATATATGTCTTCACGCTGTTTATCAAGTAAAGCCTCCAATAGCTCCCGCCCCCAGCCATGTCTTATAAATGAAGCGGAACATGCTGTCGAAATAATTATCCCTTCGCTATTTTTGAGTAAAAGTTCTGGGTCTATGCGAGGTCTAAAATATGAATATTCCAAATTTGATTTAGTAACCATTTTTAATATGTTCTGAAACCCTGTTTCATTTTTAGCGAGAGCAATAAGATGCGTTCTATTTTCACCTTTAACTTTAATTTTCGCATCTTCCACAACATAAAATTCGCAGCCGTAAATTGGCTTAATGTTATATTTTTCGCAGGCTTTCATAAAATTTATTGCATTATCGCAATGACCATGATCGGTCAAAGCCAAATGAGTCTGCCCATATTCTGCTGCAGTTTTGGCCATAAGTTCGGCCTGAGAGAAACCATCCAACAACGAATAAGAACTATGATTATGTAAATTTGCGAAATTATTCATTCTTTACTCCCCTAGTTTTATTTCCTTTAGAAGTGAGGCGGGGCAACGGTCTTGCAAAACACGTTGCCCCAAAACTAAAGGAGGATTTACCTTACTTTATGTCTTTAAGTTTTGTCAACTCTTTTTGTCTTATATTTCAAACTCCTGGCCTACATAAACAAACCCAGCAAAACCATCTTCTTCCGCAAGTTTATCCCAATCACAGGCATTACCAAATCCATCTTTACAATCGCTTACAAAATCTTGATAATGTGACAACCATAGTTTCTTTTTAGTATTTTCATCTAATTTCATAGCATTAACATTTTTCCACCCAGCTAATTGACCATAATTAGCATGTACACCAGATTTAAAAATCATTTCTTTAGTTTGTGTATTACATCCAATACACTCACAATCTTGAAAAATAATATCAGCTTTATCATAAAATATTTTAACTTGTTCGGGCTGAAAATATTGTGCATCTGTAGTAAAGAATAATTTTTTGCTTGATAATGGATTAGTAGCTTTTTCAAAAAATAATCCAAAAGTATTTTTGATTACTGAACCTGTCATTATATGTATTTGTTGTACTAATGATACTTGCCAAGTTTGCCATTGAAATTTTTGATTCGCTTTTATAGGTATAGGAATAAAATAAGTTTCTAAGGTAGCATCAAATCCCTCCATAGAATCTAAAGCACCTGATAAATTATGTTCCCACAAATCAATTATAAGTTTTTCATTACAATATAATCTAGGAGCATAATTTTTACTTCTTCTATTATCATCGTATGTAACAGGTCTACCAACCCAGTCATACCTTAAAAATGCAAACTCTTCTAATCCCCCACAATGGTCACCATGTTGATGTGAGATATAAACATCTGTTATAGAATTTATATCAATACCTAAATTATGTAAAGCCATTGGTGTTCTTGTTCCACAATCAATAAGAAGTTTTTGATTGCCTTCTTCTAATAAAAATGATTGATTATAATTCTTATAACTAAAAGCATTCCCACATCCTACTACTGTAATTTTCATTCCTTTTCTCCTTTTTTTATCAACTCTTCTTTTAAATATTTTATAGTATTTTTATTCCCGGCAATCGTAGTCTTCAGCGCCCACACCCGCATAGCCCCCAACCCTGCCATTTTGCACTGCTCATCTTCTGTTAAAGCCCTACAACTGGCATTTTTGACGGGCAACCGGCGTTCATTCACTCTAAACCCATACTTAGTCTTAGAAATAATTAATAAGCCTGCAACTAATGGTACATGTTCGATTATTTCGGGTTTATCCAGGGTTTCGGGAATAGCAAAATAAAGATATTTGATCTTATTACTTTTATGGCCATGGCTTTTCTCTTTGTCTTTGATTAGATCCGCCTTAGAAATCTTAATTTCTACTTCAGTACAATATCCGGATTTACTACAGACCAAGAGATCACATTCATGTAAATTTAATCCCCAACTTACATTAGGCACAATTAAATTCTGGCGCCAATTAAACCAACGCGCAACCTCATGTTCTATATCAGCACTTGTTATTTTGTCTGACATCTTCTTTCTCTACCCCTTTCTTCAAAATCTCTTTTTCGTCTTTAATCTGAGCGTCCATTCTCTTTGTATTTCCAAAAGAAAAAGGATCATCTGGATATTCATAACCTGTGCTATCTCTCATTTATACCTCGCTGAATATTCATCATTATATTTATAATCTTCCCACCACACAGAATTGAAAACAGAAGTAATATTTACCCAACGACTAAATCTTTTCTGCTCTTTCGTTGGCTCTTCATTTGTTTTAAAATTTCTATATGGCTGACAAAATGGCTCGCAATAAATTCCTTTTATTCGCTTAACTCTTTCCATCGCCTCCGGAACATCTTTGACTAAAGTATATACAAAATATCTTTGAGGTTTACAATTTCTCCACCTCAAATTTTCTACGGCCTTATGTAGAGCATTAAATGAATTAGAATTATCGCAAGCAAGCCTTATGGGATGCAACCATTTTACTTTAGACAATAATTTTGCCATAGCGTCATCGATAAGTCTGGAATCGAGACCTTGATTAAAATCAACTTTAACTTTCAAATCAATGATTCTTTCTATTTGCTTAATTCCATAATCAGAAGCCAGGATATTATTATCCATGATCACAGCAGATTTATAATTCCCGATAAAGTGGTCTATGCTCGAATAAGGTTGTATTGTTCCTTCTTTTTCCGGAACAATACACCATTCGCATTTGTTTGGGCACCCCCTAGTAATAAATCCATAAGCATGTTCACAATCATAAAGAGAATAATCTGGAATCATAGAGTCTATTTCTTCTGGAAGTTTTGATTTAATATTATATCCTGTCCCGCCAATTATTGTCTCGCCAAAACATGTAAAATTTATCTTTATATCGGGAGTAAACGTAAAGACCTTTGATTTATAAACAGTATTGTACCATGAATTTTCTACGACAAATTCTACGGTGTCGCCAATAGATTTATGATAAGCACTTATCTTCATTAGAGCAAGATTTGGAAAGTTTTTATTATCTACGTCGATTAACCCGATTTTCATATTAGGCCATAAACTGAAAGTATAAAGAAAAGTAATAAAGACAAAAATAAAATAATAGTCCAAATCATAGCCGGCGTCATTATTAGCCATTGAAATTTTAGTTCTTCTTTAAGATCATCCCAATTGCAAAAAATTATCGCCAAAACACAAAACACTGCTACCCCGATTAAAAATTTTTTCATATTATTCCCCCGTTTTGTTTTTAAATAATCTCTTCGCTCCCAAGAATACCTGTCCGATATCTAAACACTGCAACAACATAATTTCATGTTTAGGGTTAAATTTTTTAAAGCGGTCCTTCATTATTGATAATCTGACTGCACTATTATCTCTGTCTTCATCATTTTGATTCAGCGCGATTGCAAGCGTTAAGTGGTTGCTCTTGACGCTTGCTTCTGAATAGTCTCCCTGTTTTATATCACGGTCGAAAGTGGTCTTATTTGTATGAGAAACTGTGAAAACACAACAATTTCTTGCTTGCGAAATTGCTCTTAACCCCATCCAAGTCTCATCTAGTTGAAACCTTTTTTCCCCGCCACTTTTATGCTTCATAATATCAGCATAGTCAATTAAAATTACATCAGGAATAAAATCCTCAGTAGATTCTAAATTGTCAAGACTTGTGTTCAAATCATCTACGCTCATACTCCCCGATGGTTCGCAAATTAATTTGAATCTTTTACCCCCCACCATTCTCTGAATAGAAGCCATTTGTCTCATTACTGTTCTTGCAGTTATTCTTTTTCTATATTCCTTTTTTAAATTAATCTTTTTTGTTATGTCAAAATTAACGTCAAAAGACGGAATTATTATTTCTTCTCCATCATCGTCTTCTTTATGTGAAGGCTCTAGTTGCCCAGTTATACGCTGATAAAATCTTTGTAGTGTTTGCTGTTCTGTCATTTCAAATGAATAGTAAACTACATTTAGTTTTTCCAAAGAAGCAGAGAAAGCTATTTCGTTAAGAAACCAAGTCTTACCCCTACCACTCGGTGAAAGAACTGCAGCAAATTCCTGTCGCTTTAAAGGGCGAATAAAATTTCCCAATTCTCCCGGAAAAGGGAAAAGAATGTCATTTTTATCGTCATCTCTCACTGCTCTCAAACACGCTTCAGTATCTTCCCAAACCTCTATGGCATTAGAAAAACCTTTCGCAATCTTTTTAAACCCACTTATCTCCGCCTCGGCCCTATTAAGATCTCCGCTTAATTTCGCCACTTTAACTCTTTCTATCATCAAATCAATAGAACGCTCTTTAAAGTAATTCAAAGCCCTGTCAACATTATATCCTACGTTAAAACTTTCCTGGGCCTCAAATCTATCTGATAATTTCGTCAAGAAAATCTCTATCGTTTCTATTACTGATTGATCTCTTATCTCAACTTTCTTTGATTCAAACACAGACATTATTTCTTTGTCAGGAGCTTTCGAATAATTATTATAAAAATCAGTACACCATTTCGCAACGGTACGGGAATAAGGCAAGGCAAAATATTCCGGCTTTAATAATGGCAACACTTCTTTTATAAATTGGTCAGAAACTATAAGTCCGATGACTATATCACGTTCCCGATCCTGATTAACTTCACGACGTGAATATTCCATTTATATTTTACCTTTGTGCGAGATATTTTCTATTTATTCTAAGAATTGTTTCCTTCTGCTTTTCGGTATAATCATATAGTTGAGATAACATATCATAAATAAATTGCTCTTCCCATTCAGTTAATTTGTCTTTATAATGCAGCCAGATATTTTGACATATTTGATTGTAATCTTTTTCTGCCATTATATTAATTCCTTAATTTTATTTATAGCAGCTTCTAAATAATAAATTCTTTTGGCCCAATTAATTTTACTGTCTTTATATTCGGGATAAACAGAATATTTTTCTTCAATTCTTTTGGCCTCTCTGCATTTATTTAATTCTATTTCTAACGTTTCTATAACATAACCATATTCATCCATAATTACTTCTCCTTTATTATTTTATCCCCATCCTTGATTGAGTTCTTTCAGCGTTATTAAAACAATAAGATATAAATTCAGCGTGAGCCAATGCTTCAGCTTTATTTCTCGTATTTGTTTTTTCCATATTTTCTATTATATCGTAAGGTATCCTTGCGAGTTTATACTTACATCCAAGAGTCGTACCTATAACATTCCATGCAGTTTTACTTTTTGAGTGTACTACTTCGGTTTCTATGTTTTTCATGTTATTTCGCCTCATCATATTTTACAAAGTTAAAATCTTCCCACGTCAATCTTTCTTCTCCGGGTTCCACACTAACCCAAGCACCAGGGTATTCTCCGCCCTTATTATACCAAATTTCTACTCCACGCTAGTCCTAAGCGGTCCAGGAATATCATCGAGGTGATGGCATCTCTCGCATTTTAACTCGTACCAAAAATACTTATTCAAATCTTCTGCGTTCATATCAGCTCGTAAATCGTATTCATAGTCTCGACAAAATTCTTATCATTCTCTGAATACTGTTTTATTATCGTACTTGTCTGCACTCTCGTATCTTCTTTAAAACGAGGGTGATTAATCACTGTGCCGTACAAGTAATCTCCCCGTATTATTACATTTTTTACCTTTACTATAGGTTTTTCCATTATTTCTCTTTTCCTCTCAATAACCACCAACAGAATTTAAGCCTTTCCTTAAAAGAATATTTTCTTAAATCATTCAAGGCTCTTTTTATCGTTTCCTTTTGATAATCCCTGAATTTGCGTCTTATTCTTTTTTCTTTCTTCTGGCTCATCTTGCCCCACTTTCCGAAATTATTTTATCACATTTTTGAATAAGCATAGCGTCGAAGTTGATCCTATCGGCAGCTTCTCTCCTCACTTCTCTTATTGCCTCATATCTATCGCATAATTGATGTTCGAAGATATACACGGCCATCTTCAACTCTACTGTTTCAGTATCAGAAAGTCTTAATAATTCCTGGATAGAGATCTTTTCCCATCCAGGCTTATGACTGTTCTCTTCTAACTTTTCCCGCATTGCTGCATTGGCACCAGCAATCAACTTTTCTACGTCTCTCATTCATTACCTCTTTAAAAATACATCATAAAATGTTCTGACCAAGATAAAAGGCCAAAGCCCCGCAAAAACTATACTCGTAAGCATAGATACCTGTGCATGTAAGTTCTCTTCCAATTCTTTGGCAATAAAATAGGCTCGGATTAAAAATATTATGCATCCCCACAAATAAATTTTTAATAACATTTTTAATCTACCTTTTTCTTATAAATGTTTAAACCCAATTTAATTCCATCTTCGCCAATGCTCTGATTACCTTCAGACGATGCAATTATTGTATTTTTACCAGTGCCCGACAACCCATACTCTTTTGTGAGATCTACTGTAATTATAAGTATGTTCCCTTCAATTTTACACTCTACGTTCTTCATTTCTTTTTCTCCTCGATTTGGTCTATTCCTTTCTTTATCTCTCCGATATAGTTTCCTATTTTCTGCGGATTACTCAAGTCTTCTACAACTTTTGCTGAATAATAAATAAACATACAAAGTGAGAACAACATTGCAACAAACAGCAGGTATCCAAATATTCTTTGTCTAATCATTTCTTTTTCTCCTTTATTTTTTTATAGCAATTTTCTGGTGGTTCCATATACTGTGCAACCAAATACCCTAACTTTTGCGCCCTCACCCATATGTCTTCCGTTAGGGCCGACGGACAGCCTTTACCTTTACGGCAAGACTTATGGAATGGGCAGAATGTGCGATCAAGATATGTCATCATATAACTATCACATTCAAATCAAGAAGTATTGTAACTAAACAAGTAATAACAACACTCCCCGCGATGCCCAAAACCATGCCTATACATAGACTTTTCATATGTTCTTTATCCATCTTAATCCTCGTCTACATTTATTCCAGAGATTTCGAAAAATAGATCTTTGTCAAATCCAGGGATTTTTTTTATCAACATCCGGTCTTCTTTAACCGCTCTATCCCATGATAATTTAAATGCCTCTTTATAGGTCAAAGTTTTTAAATAGCCACCGCAAGTTTCCATTTCATTTTTATATTTTTCTTTTTCTTCACATGACGCCGTATCATGCGACACCCATGTTGTCAGGTCGAAATATAAAAATGATGGAAATTTAATAGACTCATATTTATCTCTTGAAATAAACTTATTAAAAACTCTCACTTTGTCAGGTAAACTTGTGTTAAAAATACCGCCGTTCTGGTTTCCGCTGTTCCAGTGTCCGCTGTTCTGGTGTCCGCTGTTCCAGTTTCCGCTGTTCTGGTCTCCGCTGTTCCGGTGTCCGCTGTTCCGGTGTCCGCTGTTCTGGTCTCCGCCGTTCTGGTTTCCGCTGTTCCAGTGTCCGCTGTTCTGGTCTCCGCTGTTCTGGTTTCCGCTGTTCCAGTGTCCGCTGTTCTGGTGTCCGCTGTTCCAGTGTCCGCTGTTCTGGTCTCCGCTGTTCCGGTGTCCGCTGTTCTGGTCTCCGCCGTTCTGGTTTCCGCTGTTCCAGTGTCCGCTGTTCTGGTCTCCGCTGTCCTGGTTTCTGCTGTTCTGGTGTCCTCTTTTCTTGT